CTTCTTTGCTCCACCACAACCACAAGGCTCATTGTAAGTATGTTCAAAATACTTTGCATGTAAAGTGTATACTGTTTTTAAATCATTATCAGTAAATCCATTTTCCATAGCAGTTTTAAATCCAGTGAAAACCATGTAATCATCTTCATTAAATTGTTGCTCTAATTGTCTTTTATAACTTTTTAATCCCATCTTTTGTAAATATATATTTGTTTAACTTCTCTTGTCTTTTATCACAACCACAATCTTTGTAGCCAAACAATTTAGCTACAGACTTGGCTATTCTTTTCCCATAACCAAATGTTATTTTTCTTATAATCAATTCTACTAAATCTCCTAGTTTCATAATCCCATTTTCTTTTTTAATAATTTCTTAACTTTAGTGTATGTATTATACAAACTAATATATGTTATTTGAGTTTTCCTACTCAGCTCTGCTATCTTAGTTCCTGATGCTACTATCTCAAACACCTTCTGATCATACCAATGTAGTTTACTAAATTCATTGTTAAACCTCTTCTCAATTTCTTGAAAATACACTTGCTCTTGACCTTCAATGTTTTGCAACATTTCCTGATCAATAAAGTTCACCCTATCTCTTTTCTTTTTTAGCTGTAAAAACATTGTGTATAATATTTTAAAAATGTAATAATAGTTAAGCTCATCTTTATTGTATGTTATATCAGTTCCTTTTTTTGTTATGTAATCTAATTTGATGTACATCTCCATCACTAAATCTTCACTTGTAGGATAGTCTAAACCAAAAGACTTACAGATATTTATCCATGTTTTATGCTTTTGATATGCCTTCTCCAGTATGTTCATCTATCAGTTCTATCATATTATCTCCTTCTATACTAAAGCCTACATTGTTTACTAAACTTCTAATTCTAACTGGACTATCTAATGTTGTTGGCATCATTCCAGTATCAGTATCTTTTACTTTTCTAACATGCAAGTGTGTAACCATCCAATCTAGATTATGCTGTATGTATCTATGTACCACCATAAAGTTATCACATCTATTACTCCATTTACCACCACCTTCACAATCACTCATCATTGGTGCTATAGGATGTCCTGCATATTCATGATTAGCTCCATGTAATTTTCTAAGTGCATCTGTTTGTGCATGAGCTGTTAGCCATAAAGCTACTCCTGTCTTATGACAAAATGTTCTCATATCTGATGCTGCTTGATAATCAAATTCATGACCACCTAATGACCTGTACATATCTCTGTCTTTAGAGAGAGAGTTATATGGATCAATAAAGTAACCCTGATAATCCCAACCCTTTTTAATAGTTTCTCCTAACTCTAGTAATTGCTTGTAAGTATATTGCTCCTCTATACTAACTAATTTAAAATGAGAGTCCACCCATCTACTTCCTTCTTTTAGCTTTTCCTCATCAATCTTGTTGATGGGCATACCCTCTTTATATTCAATTAATTTCTTTACTATTGAGTAAGGTTCATTTTCTCCTGCATATACTAAGAATCTTAAATCATGTTTAAGTGCATACAAGAACATAAAAAAAAGCACAGTATGAGTTTTACCTACATTACTATGCCCTAGAAAGATATTAAATGTACCTTTTTTAAATCTGAAATATGTATCAAAAGATTTGATGCCTAGAGATAAGCCTTCCTTGATTTCACCTTTTCTTATTTTGTGGATCTTTTCAAGTTGGTCTTTAATCTCTAGTATCATTTCTTAGTTTTAAAATGGAACTTCATCTAGTTCCCTGTCAGGATTGTGGTCTGTTGTTGTTACTTTTTTCTCAGGTATAAATTCTGAAAAAGGAATATAAAGTTTTCCATTCTTACTTTTTAATATATCCATGTTAAGATAACCATTATTTTTTTTATAGAATTCTTTAACATAAGGATCTTGGAGAAACTGTAGAAATCTATCTACACTTAATCTCATTTTACAAGTTACAAAGTCTTTAGGAGATTCCTCCACATAAACTCCTGCAACAAAATCAGGTTTACTCATAATTATTTAGGTTTAGTTAATAGTTGTTTATATATAAGATCTGCAGCTATTATAGCCTGATCTAACATTCTTATCTGTCTGTCAGATAGAATTATCTTATTGCCATTTTTATCTGTAGCTTCAGGATCATTGTATTTTTGAAACTCCTCAGTAAAGATAAACTGGCTTACATTATTCCATGCTACACTTCTAGCTATTGACTGTTGTTGTGTCATTGTAGCTGTTTGTGAATCACTTGTGTTTGTATTTGGCATTTGTTTTATTTTAGGTTGATTAAATTCTTTTTCTATTTTAGCAAAAGGTTGTCCTGCTTTTTTGTAAGAGTATTTAACTTCATCACCTATGTTAAAATCATCTATAGTCTTTTCTGACTTAGCTAAAAACTGTGGCTTTTCACCATTGTTTAAATGTAGTTTGTACTTTTGGTAGGTGTGATCACCATTACTCCATGTACCTTCTTTCTCAATAAATTGTATTGTACTAGTCTTGATATTCTTGGATTCCATCATAAGTTAAATTTAAGTTAGGTCTTTTTTTTTCTCCTACATCAGTATTTGACAAATTTAGTTTTAACATTGTCATGTCATGTGTAAGGCTTTTAATTTCTCTTAAAAGTTCTGATTGCTCATTGTAAGAATCAGTTAGGTCTTGTCTGAGCTTTTTAACTGTAGCTTCTAGCTCATCTATTCTGCTGTCTTTTGCAGTAGGTTCTTCACCTTTATTTCTAAATATACTCATTATAAATGTTTTTCTGAAAGCTAATATACAATAATTATTATAAACTATTATAGTTTTTCTAATAAAGTTTTAAAATGTTCTATCATTTCCTCTAAATCTGTAATAGAGTATTTAGCTGTTTCCCTTGATTTCTGTAGTAGTTCACTAGATTTATCTGTATTATATTTTGTATTTAAAAATAATGCAAATTTATATTGTTCACCTGCTCTAAATGTGTTACAGCCTGAACACTGGGCAGATACATTTTCTTCATCCCACCTTGTAGACATATGCCTTCTACTCATAAAATGCCCACAATGAATCTGTTTTATAGGAAGTTTCTTTCCACAAGTACAGCATGTACAAATGCCTTTCTTGTCAGCATCTCTAGTTCTAATATATAGACTAAATATCTGATCTAGATTTCTAACTAATGTTTTTCTTTTTACTTTTCTTGCCATTTCATGAAGGTACAAAAAAAAAGGAGAGAGCTAAAGACAACCCCCTCCTCTATCTAGAAATCACCTAGAAACAAAACATAATTAATATCAATTTAATCCTGATATTCTTTTCAGAAGTTCAACATTAGTTACTGTATCATACAAAGTTTCACCTTGTACATCAGAAATGTATTTTTTTAAATAATTATCCTGATAAGTACCTTGTACAACTCTTATAATAGCATCACCATAAATCCATGTTATGTTGTTATTCTCTAACCAACCACTATGCATGGTAAGTAAATATGATGTTGCAGCTGAATTTAAAGTAGTTATTTCTGCATCTTGATCTACATGTAAACATGTAAAAAGAACACTAACTACATCATTATTACTATCACCTGAAATACCTCTCCTATGCAATACCTTTGCATTTAGTTTCTTTGATAAGACTTTGTCCTCTTTCTCATCTTGAAATGCATTACAAGTAAACAACTCTTTCTTGTAATATGTTACTGGAGTTACAGTTCCAGTAGATGAAAAGTGATAGTAACCATATATTAATGGTAATTTAGTAGTTTCTGAATTATTATTATTATTTGTATTGAAGATTGAAAAATTTAAGTTAAATATTTAGTTTGTTAAATTAATAACATGACAATATTACAAACTTATTTACAAACTACCAAATGTTTTTAACAAAAATATTATTATACACTATATTTAATGTATTATATATATAATATTATCATATATTATAGTTAATAAATATATAATAATTATAAATATATATTAGAGATAAGGAAAAGGTAGACTATTCATGTCAAATAAATGTTTCTTTTTTTTATGACTACCATCACAATAACCATTAGGATCTTTAGATTGACCACATTGACATTTTACTTTCTTAGTTTCTTCTTTCATTACAGTTTATTTATCTTCTCAAAACTTCTACCACCAAAATAAGCACCAAATATTAAAAGTAATATCTGATTGATATTGTCAAGCTCATAATCCATAAAGAAACCTACACCATACACTATACTAAAGAATACTAATGTAATAGGTCTTATGTTTTTAGATAACCAACTATCAGATAAATTATCAGATTCCCATCTTCTTGTTACAGCCTCCATTTCTGCCATATCATATTTAAGCATCTCTAATGCAATATCTTTATCTTTTTGAGCTAATGTATCATCTTTAACTATAAGCTGCTTTAAAACCCCTAAAAAACCTGTTGATGGGATTGTATCAGCTACTGTTTGAAACACCCCTGACTTTCCTAGTAGAAACTGACCTAGTTTTGTCTCTTTGAACTTCTTTTTGTTTTTCTTTTCTTGGCTCATACTGT